TGTGACGTTCACAAGATGGCCGGCTTCCCCGACAAGATGCTCGAGTTCGGCTTTACCGTCACCGGTGGTCGCCGCACGTGGGAGAACCTTGACTACTGCTCGTCCATGTTCGTCCCCCACGCTGAAGGCATGCTCCTCACTCCACTTGTCAGCCGTCTCTTCAAGGCGTTCATGCAACGCGTCGAAGTCAACCCGAAGGCCGACGAAGGCAAGTACTGGGGCTTCGTCAAAGGCGTCTGTGCGAGCATGGAGGCCTCGTGTAGCCACGCATTCTTCCAGTCTGGCCTGATCGAAGGTTTCCAGCGCAAAGCGGCACCCTACGCCGCGAAGAAGTGCGATAGGTACGTCGAGCACACGGCTGAGCTGCTCAGCTGGGACGAGATCTCACTCGAGCACGCCATTCGCCACTACGGTGTTACGCGCGAACAGGCCTTTGCCATGAGGGAGCGCCTTGTCCGCCAGGAATGGACCCAGGAAGACATCGACACTTACGCTGCCGCCGAAGGATACATTGACTTCGACCCCGCGACTGAGTTTGCCGACTCGACGATCCAGCGTGTCACGGAGCTCACCGAACAATACGGGGACCAGATCCTCGCGGAAGAGCTCTTCAAGCGCGAAGCGCCTGGCAACGCGTACCGCCTCGCGTACACGGAGTCGAAACAGTACGACGATGACAACTCGTTGGCCAGCGCCCGGTTCATCATGCACCTGCGCCTCGCAGATCTGCCACTCAACCTCGCCGTCGAACTACACCGCCGATGCAATGCCAGTGGACCCGGGATCCAACTCATGTTGCAGCTACGCCAGGCCGCCCGCGCAGCGAAGAAGAGCCGTCGTAAGAAGGGCCCAGTCGCTACCGGCCTCAAGGTGGCCAGCAAGGTCATCGGTGCGCTCGGTGACATCAGCGAGGCTGTCGGACTCCCCCAAACGCAAGCGGCCGCCAAACCCCGCCAACGCCAGGAACAGCACCGCGGGGGCAACCGCGCACTTGGCGTGAAACCGGCCAAAGTCCGCACCTCCACACGCCTCGGGCCCGTCAAGCAGAACATGTCGTCCTTCCGGCTGAAGCATAGCGAGAAGATTGCCGCCATCAACTCGTCGACGGAGTGGCTCATCTACAAGGCCCCGTGCGACCCCCACAGCCACACGTACCCGTTCCTGGCATCGTACGCAGCCGACTACAATAGCTTCCGCATCCACGGCTTCCGGATTCGCTACGAGCCCATCTCCACAAGCTTCAACTCCGGCACCGCAGGCGCGTATTACGCGGCCTACGTTCCTGATGCGGCGGAAGTCACGCCCGTGTCCTCCGGCACCCTCTGCGTGTATGCCGGCGCCGTTGAATTCCGGGCGCACCAGGCCGTGGAGCTCGATTGCACGAACAAGAACGGCCCGTTTGCCGGGAAGTTCTACACGGCCCACTCCGCCAGTACTGCCGACTCTGACCCTCGCCTCGTCAGCCCCGGCAACTTCTACTTCGGCCGCGAAGGGGCTGCGAGCATCATCCAGACCGGCAACTTGTGGGCGGACTACGACATCGAGTTCTACAATGTGACCGACATTGCCTCAGCCGGGTCTTGGCTGCACATCCGCGGCACTGGGGCGTCCAGTGCAAACCCCGTCGGCACTGCCGGCACACGCACCATCGCCGGCAACCTGCTGCGTGATATCGCCGACAACGTCGTCACGCTCAAACGAACGACCACGCCGTACTTCCTCATCGGCTACAGCTGTCGTTCGGCCAGCGCCGCAACCCTCCCACAAGTGCAGTGGAACTCGACCATCGACTATGGCTTCACGTGCAACACTGCCCAGGACGTGCCCTACGGCTTCCTGGGCAACGGATACACCGCCAACAGCATGTACACGAGCGGCATCTCCTCGAACGCCAATAATGCCGTCAACTGCACGAACGTCATGTATGTCAAGAACATCAGCCGGGGCGCGGAGACCATCAAGTTTACCTTCACCGGCGGATCTCTTCCGGCTTCCTCCGCTTTCGAGTTCTGGGTGGCGCCGGCCCCCCAGGGATGGGCTGGATCTGTCAGCGAGACTAGCTCCGACGCCCCACCGACGGACGATGAGCTCGTCCGCGCCGCGTACGACGAGTTCAAGCCCTCACCAGTCCTGCTCAAACCCCTGTGCGAGTTCGTCGCCTCCTACACTGCCTGCATGGCGCGCCACCCAACAATGGACGAGATCAAGGACTTCCTCTTCAGTGAGGAGGAGCACAAGGAGCCGGAGGTCGTCGTCGAGGAGGTTGACCCCCACCAGGTCCCTCGCTCGTTCGTGCGCTACCGCTAGTTCATGCGCTAGCGATGACCCACATGGCCGGGTACATGGCCTAGCCACGCCACTACAGCGTGAACTTTCCAGCCGCCAACTGCGGCCCTCGCCTGAAGGTTAAGGCACATCATCTACTCAAGTCCCGTCCTCTGACGGGCCCCCGCGGGGTTTCGCGGGGTACTTTCTGGGTAATCG